TGTGCTGCCCTGTGCAACGGTATTCTTCAACGCGTCGTAGCCCGCCATCTCCATTTCACTGAACTGCGGCGTATTGGCGTACATCGCATCCGTGTCCTTGAGATAGCTCTCAAGGTACGGTATCGTCGGTTCCCAGGGATCATAATCACTGGTTCCCTTGGACTTGCTCTTCGACGACTTCTTCTTGCCGCCTGTCAGGAATTTGCCAACGCTGCCTAAAAGTCCCATGTCGCTTTCCTCTACGGCACCAATTCAAAGCCGTTTTCGTCGGCCCTAACTACGACGCTCTGCCCAGCTTTGCCAGTGAGATCCATGCTGGCAAGCTCCCATACGCGTCCCAATCTATTCAACTCGTCTATAAGGCGCTTGGCCCAATTCCACGTTCCTCCGGCTGTCTCAGCCTCGATGCTATGCAGATGCTCAAACCGATTAGCCATTAGAACTCCCCTGATGGTTTGCGGGAGATCTGTACGCCTACCGCATGTTGCCACGGAATACCCGCCGGGATATTGGTACGGAATCGCATATAGCGGGCATCAGCGAAGATTGAACATTGGCCGTCGATTTCTTGATACACTGGATCGCCGTACACTACTGACTCGCCGATCATCTGATCACGCATAGCTATCTGCATCGTAACTGCTGGGGCTTGTACATCTATGAGCGGGCGCGCGTGGTTGACGAATATACGTCGTCCTTCTGGCGCGCTGAATTCTCCGGTGGCAATGGCAGCCTCCATGTTGGGGCCTTGGAACAGACCGTAGGCGCTGCTCGCACTGAAGCCCGCTAGGCGCGCACGACCGCCTGAGCGAAACGCGGGGCTGTCAAAGCTGACCGTGTAACTCTCGGCCGGGGCAGTAAGCTCTTCCGCCGTCACGTTGGACAAGGCGCTATTGAAGATATATTCCAACGGCACCTTGGTATGAGCGAATCGGTTCTCACGATACGAATAGGTGATGATCTCGTCCAGCACGCCTGAAGTGCTGGTCGGGAACGCCCAGTGGACGCAGCCGTTGACGAAGTCAGGTGCGCCGACTATGCGGTTGCGCCGCCCATATTGAAGACGACTGAAGAAATAGCGATTGACGCGGCTATCGCCAATGGGGGTGGAGTTGGTGCCGTTCCACTGGAAGAAGCCATCTTCCGCGATGAAGTACTGATACGGGCCTATGTCAACCACGCAGTCGCGGGCAATAGCGCCGCGCTTGTCCTCCATCGTAGTAATGTCGAAGATAGTAGGCGGGCCGCGATAAGTGACTCTGCTGATCATACGAGCCTGAAATACCGTGCCGCCGTCCCTGCCAGCAATGGCGATAACTGGGCCGCCCTCCGCTGGCATATCCTGGAAGTCGGCTTGCGTGATAGGATCACTGATCCACGGCAAGTCAATGTTATTGAAGCCGCTCCAGCGGATACGGCTGGGGAAGTAGTTATTGTCGTCATCTGTGTCTATGAGCAGATTGCCTAGCATCAGAAAATCGTTAACTTGTGCGCCGCACGCTGCTCGGGGCGGTGCGCCGCCGAGGACGACGGGGGGCGTTGTCGAACCGACGGGTGTACGCATAGGATCATGCTCCGGGTGGATCATGACCATCTGTTCGTTCACGCGCACAAATTTCCAAGCATTGTCTTCGCTGCTTGGAGTAGTAAGCAAGTGGATAAACGGGGTGTCGATGCTGCCGAACTTGGTGTAGAGTCCGCCGACCGTGCCAGCGTAGATCTGCACGATATCGGCGGCAGATACTACGCTGGTCGCGCCGCGTACGACTGCGGGTAGAGCTGCCCCGGTAACGAGGCTGGGGAAGGGACTGTAGCCACCCTCAATGGGGAGGACGTTGAGCGCTTCCACCGCGCCGGGGTTGTTAAGTTCTGGGAGATCGGGCAGCCATTCGCCGTACGGTATGTCCACACGGGACATATCGTCTACGGGTATGTCAAGCTGAAATAGCGCGGTCAAAACGACGTACTCCGTAGTTCGCCAGTACTGGACATCTCGGCGGTCTTATTCTCAAGCTGCTGCTTGTAATCCTCTGCTACGGCTTCCAGCATGCGCGCCTCGCCGTAGTCGCGTATCACGTCGCGTAGGACATTGCGCTTTGCCAGCGCGCGAATGTAGAGCTCGCCGTCAGTGAGCCACGCATTCGTATCGGCGTCCGCTACAAGCGGGAACGGATACAGATTGCCGTGGCCGAATATGAACAGCGAACCTGAGAAATTGGGAATGGGGTCGAGGAAGATCTTACCCTCGTAGCGGGCATAGTAATCAGGATAGCCGTACTGGGGATTTCCCTCCAGCCGCGCTTGGTAATCCAGCCAGTTCATAGGATAGACATTGTAGCGCTTGCTGTATCTGTAATAGTACACATCGTCAATGGTGACGAGGTTTTGATCATCCTTGTAATTATCTACGCCGTTTATGAGATTGATATTTGTCAACTGCTCATTAAACCAGAAGCGCGTCTTCGCACCTTCTGTAATGGCGTCATTGATAGCGAGCTTGATGCTATCGTTGATATTGGAGCGGCGAAGCTCGGTCGCGATACGATTGACAGTTTCAATATACGTAGCCACGACCGAGCCTCCCTTAGAGCCGAATATTACTTCGGGGACTTATTTTTATTACGACGCGCGGACTTTTTCTCCTCATCTTCGCTCGCCGTCTCCTTGTCGATGTTCTCGGCGTCTTCATCGAGGGTGGTATCGACAATATTCGTGGGATGCCCGTCAGTCGCCCCCGTACGGTGGGCGCTGGCATTCGGTGTGTGAGCAGAACGACCTTCGTCGGCATCCTCTCCAACAATATCCCGAATTGCTTCAGCCTCACCAGAGCGGATGCGGTCGCCTTCTGCGTAAGCGCGCTGAGCAGCGGCTTCGCGGAGAGCAGCCTCCCGCCGTGGATCAACAACTTCCACGTCGACGTAAGGAGTGACTTCGTCATCACCGACTTCGGTGCTGCCCAAGCCGAGCTCCTTCTTGGCGTCTTCCCAACGACTGGCGTCCTGGCCCATTTTGTAGACCCCGAAAAGCGGGGCGCGTGCGGCCCCGTTAACGGACTCTTCAACGACCCGTACGCCATATACGCCTCCTCCGGCATAGGCATCCTCGATGATGTCCTTGCGCGTCTCCTCGTGGAGATCGCTCAAATCTACCAGCGTGTATGCTGCTCCGGCTCCGGCTCTGCGCAAAGTACGTTTCGCCATCTTACTCCCTTTCTACTGGTCGTTATTGGGCGCGAACCCAATAAGGATGTCGGCCTGACCAGTCGTCGGCGCGCCCGTAGCAACGGACGACACGTACAGGTCAGTATCCACCGCGAACGCGAGGTTCGGAATGGTGGGGCTACGAGCGCCAGCGGTCGCAGCATCCGTGAAGATCTGCGTGCCAAGGGCGGTCGTGCCGACATTGAGCGCGGGGCCAGTACCATTGAACGCCGTGTTGACACGGACATTCAAGAGGGCGAGCATGGCTCCCGCAGGGAGCGTGCCAAACTGGACTCCGGCAGCAATGCCGGGGTCATTGTAGTTGACCCGCTTGCGGAAATAGTGAAGCTGCTGCGTGTGGAGCAGCCTTGCGTTGCCGATCGGCATGACTTAGTTCCTTTCTAGCTTACGGCTGCGGGGCATAGGTCGAGAAGACGACCGTGCCAAAATCGAGGCCGTTGAACTGAGTCTTCTTCATCCCTGCGATCATACCCGCAGCGACGCCGAGCTGATTGTTGTAATCAAACAGCTCCTCGACCCAATTCATCTTCTCCGGCCCAGAATCGTCGCGACCCGTTGCCATGACGACCGACTGCGCGCCGCACATAACCGCGCGACGAACATTGGTCACAGCAGCACCAGTCGTCGAGTTCACGCCGTTGGGGACGCGAGACGATTCGTGGATGACCACGCCGTTATAGATGCCAAGGAACGACCCACCTTGGAAGATGGGGTTGTCGTCGCTACCATTGGCAAGCAGCTTGGACTTCTGCAAGTCGGCCCACGCGCCAGCGTTATAGTTCGAACGCAGCGAGAAAGCCTGATACGGGTGGATGAAGAGAACGTAGTAGTCTCCGCCCTTGTACCGTACCGGACGCATAGGCACCGGACCGCTGCCTCCTGCCGAGTTGAACGTCTTGGCACGAGCGATCATACGATCGATGTGGGCCAAGCTGAACTCGTCGCCAGTTGTCAACGATTCGTCGGTGGTCTTGCCGTTCGGCCGGAAGATGTGCGTGGCATCGGGGGCAAGAACCGCTTGCATCCCGGTGTAACGAACATCGCCCTGTGCCGTGAAGCCCGCCGCCTGATTGAAGAACCAAGTGTCAAGCCTGTCAGCCCACCAGTCCTTCAAGCCGTCCATCGACTCTTGCCGGACACTGAACGGTACGCGCTGCTCAGACATCTTGCCCTTGCTGCGTACCGCGTGGCGGAGTTGATCGATGATTAGCGAGTCGGCAAAGGTGGAGAGAGCTTCTTCGTTGCCCTCCAGCGTATTGTCGCCAGCCGTACCAGCGCCGACCAACTGAAGCCGAAGGCCGAAGGTAACACGGTCGCCAGCCGACTTCTTCATTTCGTCGCGCATTTGAATGATCGAATTTTTATCGGAAGTACCGATAAACCGATCGATGAACGTCTCCCTAAGACTTTCGATAAAGAGACGCTTCGCCCACAATTTCACCGCAAGCGGATGATTGGGGCCATATTCGGTCATCGCCATAATGGAGCCCTTTCAGGGTTTTGGTTTCAGCTCAGTCCAGTCCGCCGGACTACCGCGAAACCCCCTGTGCGCCGGGAGTATGCGCAAGACCGTTGAGGTCGTCTACACCTTGTCGCCTGTATCGTGCGGTGACTTACGAGGGTGGGGTGGCGGTGAGGCCACCCCGAGTTACGCATCATACGCGCGAGCACGACTATACGCAAGCCCCTAACCTATCTGGGCAAACCGCTCGTTCGCGCCCTTCGTACCGAGCTTGAGATACTGCTCAAATTCGTCATCAGTCATGGCTAGTAGAGCCTGAGCGTTGAGCTCTTCAGTCGAGGCTTGGCTGCCACTCCCGCCGCTCAGGCTGCGGCTGGCCTGTTGACCTGCCCGCACCGCCCGCACCGCTGCTTGCGGCTGGACGCCTCTGCTGGGCTGTACTGGGGGCGGATTGTTAGGCTGGGCGACTAAACCAGACTGATAGCCGCGCGCCTGTGCAAGCTGATAGACGACCTGCCCTGCCGACATACCCCGCTGCCAAGCCTGATTAGCGATGGCCCGCGCCTCGTCAGTCATAATCTGCTTGGCTTCGTCAGGCGGGTAGAACTGGAGAAGCTCCTGCGCGCGCGACCTGACAAAGTAGTCACTGGCCTCGTGGTAGTCAGGTACTTGCGCCGCGAAGA